ATGGACGAAACCCAATCCGTGATGACGCAGAAGCAGGCGCAGCAGGCGATTCAGGTCTGCCGTGCTCAACTGCTTGGCGACAAATGGGGGTGATGCCCGTCGGCGTCAAATTTCGCCCAGGCGAGCACAACATCGCCGCCGTCCTCACGCCGGAGCTGGTGCGCGAAATGCGCCAGCTTCGCGCTCAAGGCTGGACCTATACCGAACTCTCTGATCGCTACGCCATCGATCGCAAGCACGCATGGCGCATCTGTAACCGCATCGCATGGAGCTGGCTTGATGACTGACAACGTGAACCATCCGGCGCACTATCGCCGCGGACCAGTCGAGGCGATCGACATTATCGAGGGCACCATTGCCGATGCGCCGCACATGGTTCCGGCCTATCTGCAGGGTCAGGCGCTGAAGTATCTGCTGCGGATGTGGTGCAAAGGCAACGCCCTGGAGGACGCACGCAAATGCCAGTGGTATCTCGAACGATTGATCGCCAAACTGGGCGTATGAACCAGCTTCCTGGGCTGACATGGTTTGAGCGCCTTGCGCTGTGGATCCTGGTCCGCAGCCATCGGACCAGCTTGGTGGTGGTCAAGGAGACCTACTGGCCGATGATGTTCGTCGCCTGTGACAACAGCGATCCGATGCTGGCTGAACCAGCCGAACCGCTATCGATGCAGTTCGAGCGGATCTATCACCAGCCAGCAGCAGGGGAAGAGGAGTGATCAGGCTCCATGCCGGTCGGTTGCTGTTGGTCTCAGACCGCGCCGATCGGACATGGCACGCGCGCATAATTCTTGGTCCCAAGCCTGAACACCAGATCGATGCTGATACTGGTGCCGTCAGATTGCAGGATGCACTGCTGCGGGGCGAATCGTTATTCCAAGCGGCGTTAGCCAGCATCAGGCCGGCTGGTTCCTGTCAGATGTGCTGGGACTGTATGCAGTGGGATATGGGTCGCCAGCGTTGCGAGCTGATGTTGCCTGAATCACGAAAGACTGGCGGCCGGTACGCAAAACAGTGCGAAATGTTTATCCGCGCTTTGGTGCCGTCAGACTGAGATCGGTCGTCTTTTCGCTGTGGCACAGCGCGAGTGGAATACTCCTGTCAGGGAGCCATGGAATGCGCTGATCAAGCAGGCGTTAAACGCAGTCGATCGCCACAATCGATTGTGGTTTGACTCTGGCGACCAATGGCATCTCCAGCAGGCGCAGGTTCTGCGGGACTACGTTGCCGCTTTAAAGACCTGGATCCACCAAGAGGAGGCCAAATGATGGGCGAGCCTAAAGTCATTGGCCGCTACGAACGCGATGGCGGCGTGATTGAAACTCTGGACCGTCCAGGGTTCGAGCTGTATTACCGCAGCTGTGTTGGTGGCGTCTGCCGGTATTCCAGCGATATGTGGCAGGCCGAGCTGTACCTCGACCATCTACTGGCGAAATAGGGTGCCCGGTGGCTGGTCCTCCCGAGGTGCCAGCCTTGCCACTGCCGGGCGCAGCGGACCATTCCGTTCCCCTCGAAAAGGGTTAGGAACCGAAATCTTACTACTCTCCGGCCACCCAGCGCGCGATTGCCCATTCGCCGAGCGTGGACCAAAACGGCTGCTGGCGATACCAGTCAATCCATGGCTTGTGGCCTTTGGATGAGTTGCAGGCCAGGCAGCAGCTGATGAGGTTAGTCCGCACGGTTAGTCCGCCATGCACTTTGGGGACAACGTGATCGAGGGTTGGTGATCGGCCTAAGGGATCGTCGCAGTATGCACAGCGATAGTCCCAGGCGAGATGGATTTGATCACGAGCAGACCGGCGCGTGACGAGTCGCGTCTCATCAATGTGGGTCTTGTCCACTTAGATCGAGCGGCAGCGGGACAGCGTTCACCTCAATGTCGATGATGTCCTCATCGGATGGGATGAACTCGGACAGATGGCTGTAAATGTCCGCGGGCAGTTCGTCTGGATCGGTATCTGACCGATAGATCAGCTTGGCGGAGATTTCGAGATAGAACGCCCGCATGGGCTGACCGCCGCTTGGCTAACGGTAGCGGTCGGCACCTGATCAGACGGGACTGCGGAATTTCTTCGGGATCGGTGGATTGTGACGGATTGCAACGTGCACAGTCCATCCCCGCAGTGTGCCCCGTCCGCGGGGTATAGTTACTGCATCAACCGAACCGGACTCATGACCTACACCTACGCCGCCGGCAACCCCGCTTACTTCGCACCCGCTGACCGCGCCACCATCACCGTCACCCGCGAGGAGCGCGACGCGATCAACGCCGCCAACGCTGCCCTCTACTGCACCACCTACGACGGCGACCTCTTCGCCGACATGTTCGCCGCCTGATCTCCCATGCGCCGCCTTTCCCTCCTCCTCGGGCTGGTTTTCGCCAGCCCCGCTGATGCTCGCGTCGTCACCGCAACCGTCTATCACCCATGGTTTGATGGCCGCACCACCTACTGCGGGCAGACCTATCGCCACTGGTCTGGCATCTCGGCCGCCCATCCATGGTTGCCATGCGGCACCAAGGTCCGCGTCTCACATCGCGGCCGCAGCCTGACGGTGCCCATCACTGATCGGTGCGACTGCAACAGCATCGACCTCTCGGCTGGTGCTGCATATCGTCTCGGTGTGCCACTGAATGGCATCGCCGACGTGCACATCACCTACTGAGCGCCTACTGTGCCCGCCATGCAATACATCCTCCGAATCGGTCCCTGGCATGTCGGACCATTCGCCACGCACGAAGCTGCCAGCTGGTGGGCTGAATCCCACGCCTGCGACAACTTCACCATGGTCCCGCTGGATGATCCAGCAGAGGCGCCAGCGGTGCTGCACAGACTGCGCATGGCACCGCTCAAGCACCCGCTAGCGCGCAACTAGCCCTTGCTGGCCGTGACGCCCAAGTCCGCGTTGTACCGGCCGACCTTGGCATAGCTGCGCTCGACGCAACCGCTAACCAAGATGAATTTCATCTGACCAATCCGCAGACCAGGCCAAATGCCGAGCGGATGGAGCCGACGCTGGTTACAGATCTCCATCGTCAGCCTGCTGCCGTACCAGCCGGGGTCCGCATAGCCCGCCTCCGCGTGGTCCCAGCCTTCGCGTGCGCGACTCGATTTGAGAACAAACTGCGCGCCGACGTGATCGGGCAGGTTGAAGATTTCGCGGGTTTCGGCCAGAAAGAACTCGCCCGGCTGGATCCAATACGGATCCGCCTCGGTATGGCCGAAGATCTCGACGATCTGCAGTTGCGGCGTCTCGGGCACCTCGATCATGATCCTGGTGCCCAGCGTCACGTCATAGCTGGCCGGGTTCAGCTGTTCAGGATCAAACGGCGTCACCATCGCGTGCTGCTTGCACAGCCGCTCGATCTCATGGTCTGGAATCAGCACAGGCTTCAGTAATCCCAGCGAACCCTAGTTCGGCCTGTGCGAATGCCTAGGTGAATGAAACCTTTCGGCGCGCCATAGCCCAGCGAATGCGGCCAGTGCTTATCGCACCAGTCCTGCACCGCATTGATGTCAGCGCCTTTGATGTAGAAATCAACCGCGCCACAGCCTGGCTTGTAGAGGTGCTCGCTGTTGCTGGCGCCACCTACAGCGGTGTTCACAGCCGGCGGCCTGTACCCACTGGTGATGATGATCGGCTTGCCACCAAACGCCACGCGCACACGCTCCAAGAAGGCCGCAAGCTCCGCAGCAATCTGCAGCTGATCTGGGCGATCAAACCGCCTCGCCTCTTCATTCAGCGCAAACTCGCCCAGGGTGATGTGCGGTGTGATCCTGCTGCTGAACGGTGCATCGATGCCCAGCTTTGCCGTTTCCTGCTGATACTGCGGCCGGTGGTTGCCCCAGCGTTCGCCCTCAGCCCTACGGCGCCGCAACAGGCCAGCCTCAACCGGAGTGCCCGGATTCCGGTACAGCTCCATCGCCTTCGGCACCTGGTCCCAAGCTTTCTCCTTCAGGCACCGGCTGATGGTCTCGAACCCAGCTGATCCGTAGAACCCAGCGCCCAGGTTGTATGCGAACGACACCAGCGCAGATTTCTGGTTGTCGTCCATTTCCTTCCAGAACGGCACACTGGTCCGCAGCTTCTCGGCGACGCGATCCACCTCAAGGCGCAGCAACATGTCGGCCTCGATCACGGTGATCCGATCGCCGCGTTTTACTGGCACGCCACCGCTGTAGCGCGTGGTGCCATAGCCGATGGTCCATGGATCGCCGCCGCTGAGCGGATCGGGATATGCCGAGAGGTGGCAACCCTCGAACTCCTTGATCAGCGCAATGGCGCCAGCGAGATCGGCCTGCTTGCCATCCTGGCTCCAGGTTTGAAACCATGGCCGATCGCGGCGCATCGTTGCCGCATAGCCATCAGCAGCAAGCTCCGCCTCAAGCTGGCTGATCGCTGCCAGCTGGTGAGGCAGTGCCTTCCAGTATTTGAACAGTTGCTGCAGGCTGATCGGTGCCGGGTTGGCCATCAGCGCTTAGGGAAGATCATCTTGAGAGCCTTAAGCAGCAGCTGCAGCCAGCTGTTCTCGCGAATCGGCAGCAGGGCAATGATTTCAGAACCTGCCGCGACGATGATCGCGATCAGTGCAGCGGTTGTCGGATCCATAGTGTGGTGGCTGATGGTTTCACTGTATGGCGGTCAGCGTTGCCTGCCAACGACCATCTCGATCTGACGCACGCGAGCCTCAAGATCGCTGAGGCGTTCCTTGCTGTCGTTCTTCAGCTCCTGAATATCTTGCGCGACGGTGCTTACCGACTGGTCCAGCTTCGCCACCTGCATGAACAATCCACCGAGGCCAATCACTGCTGCAGTGAGCAGTGCCGGAATCGCCTGATCCCAGGGTGTCTTAGGTGGTTTGGCGAAAAAGACCGCCTCTTCGTGGTTCTCCATCGCGGGCGGTTATGGCCGTTTCCAGCTTACCGACCCTGGCCGCGCAGAGGTTTCTTGCCGCGGCGACGCGGGCGTGATTGCTGCCCGAATCCTTGGCGGGTTGTTTTCGGTGGGCCAGGCTGGTGCTCGATGCGAGCGGTGCCAGTTTTACTGCGAACAGCCATGGCTTACCAAGGCACCCCTTGCTCTTTGCTGGGGCTGATGGCTTCGTCGATTCGCGCCTGAAGGGCAGCCTCGATTTCGGCAACCTTTTCGTCACCGCCCAGGGCTTCCTGCACCCAGCCGATCACCTGCTCTTCCGTCAGGTCGGCGTAGGGGATCAGATCATCGGGGCGCTGGAACCCGACGCTCCCATACGCGCCAGAGTTGTAGGGGTTGCCTTCAGGATCCAGCACGTCGCTGATCGCCACCACCGAATAGTGGGCAGTAAAAACGAACCCATCACTGGTCTCGCGTTCCAGAGTGTTGATCTTCCAGGCGAAGGTAGTAGCCATGAGTCAGATGTGATGTGGGCAGGTTAGGCGGGGTGGCAACAGTAGTGAAGGGGACTACGCGCTCTCAAGAGCAGCAACACGAGCTTTCAGCGATTCAATTTCACCAATGGCTTCCTGCAATGCAGCCGTCAGCAGGGGCACCAGCTTGGATTGGTCGATGCCTTGGTAGATGGGTTTGCCTTCGTTGTCTACTTCGTCCTTAGTGCCTGTAACGGCTTCGGGAACAACAGCTTGAACTTCGTGGGCAAGGAAGCCGTCAACAACAACTCCCGGAGAATGAACAAAGTCAAACTTGTAAACGTTGATGTCCTTGATTCGCGCAGAAGCATCTTTTAATTTTTCAACATTTGATTTCAGCCTGTAATCCGATGTAGTTGTATATGCAACTGTGTGCCCAGTTGGAGAATAAAACTCCATTGATGTTGAAGCATCTTTGTACCTAACAGCCGCAGCTACGCCAAAGCCGTCCCGCCCCCATGTCATTATGTCTACATTGGAGCTTGCTGTATAATATGCATTTACATCGACTGCTCCAGTATTTTTAATTCTCAGTCTTTCGGTTGGTGATGACTGGCTGTCTCTCGTAACGGAGAACACTAGGCGTCCTGGATAGTCATTTGTTCCAGCGGCTGCATCTGAAATACCCTCAATTTGCGCATAAGGCGTCTGAGAGTTATCCGTGAAAGTGACCCGACCTAGTAGATAACCTTGGGCATCAATACTTGAGGCAGGCAATCCCCTTGAGAGGGCGAGCACTGCTCCAGCTGTACTGCTACCAGATACGCCTTGCAATGCAGCCGTTAATGACTGAGACGTAGAAGACGTACCAACTAAGAGCCTGCCGTTTGAGTCAATGCGAGCGCGTTCGGCTAAGTTGGCGCCCGAATTACTGTATAAAACTAAATTATTTCCAACACTACCAATGCCTCCGCCGGAGGCTGACGTATTATCTTGAATAGTAATAGTAGAAGATGGCCCGTTAGGGTTATAAAAAATACCAGAGATATTTTGCCCAAAATTACTTACTGCGCCAAATACAGCGAGTTGTGCATAAGTGCCAGGGCTCGTGGTGCCAATCCCTACGCGGCCTGAGGAGTCCAGAATAGCTTTAGCAGTAGGCGACCCGTTGGTATAAAAACGAATTGCCCCTCCAGTTTCAGCAAACAAACCTGCGTCTGATGTGGTGTTTCCTTCTATTGACCCAGAAACACCAAAGATACCTTTTAGAGAACCATTTTGATATGCAGCAAAACGTCCTCCACCAGTGGTACTGCTATTGTCAGCAATAATAACTCCGTAATTGCCAGAAGCTTTGACGTGCAGCAATTCAGCAGGAGAAGAAGTCCCTATGCCAACTGCGTCTGCCGAGGCATCAACAAATAGCAGGTTTGCGTTTGTATCGCCTTCGACGCGGAAGTCGTAGTTGTTGCCGCCATCGTTGAACACCACCTCGCTGGTGCCAAATTCGACGCGCTCAACCCCGTTTGTCGCAATCCCAAGCTGATTAGTGCCAGCGCGGAAGAATCCGGTGTCGAGGTCAGATGCGAAGGCAAGACCCGGCGATGCAGCCGAGCCGTCCTCCATCAGCATCGTGCCGTCAAGTTCCTGAATTACGATCCAGGCACTGTTCGCAGCATTACGAATTTTCAGTTGCCCATTGGTCGTATCTGCCCACCACTGATAGGCGTAGGTTGTCGATGGCTCAGATGTGCCGCTGTTCTGGCTGACGATTGCCAGCAGTGCATTGTTGAGATCCGCTCGGAACGCAGCGCCAGACTGGTTGGCAATGACGTAATCGTGCTGAGCCATTAGGTGATCTCCCGACCGTACCCGGTTGCGGTGTAGGTGAAGTTGCGGCTGACGGCGGTGCCAGCACTGTTCTTAAAGGTTACCTCGAACCCTGTTCGTGTGACATTTTGGAGCTCGTAGTAGTCGCCCGTCGCCATATTGAAGGCTGTAATGCCCACGTTTGGCGCTTGGTAAAAGGCACTAGGGAAGGTTGCCGAATACAGTGCTGCGCCACTGCTGATCGTTCCGCTTGCCTCACTGCGTTGCTGCAGTTCAACTTGACAGCCCAGTTCGTCAATGACGATGTTCTGGGATGACTCATTACTGGTGGCAATGACCTTGAACTGGAAACCACGCCCACGTGGAATGGCGTTGCTGAACTCGCGCCACGCGCTCCATGTAGGAGTGCCGCTGGGGTTGTCCGTTGTTGTACGGACATAGAGAACCGCATCCACCTTGTCGATATTGTCGCCGTCAATGCTCGTCCAACTATCGATATTGTCCGCCTGATCGTCCCAAAGATTGCCCGGCAGATACGGTCGGGTTACAAAATAACGACGAACATTAACGTCAAAAGTTGCGCCAAGATCTAACGTACTGCCAAATTCGTATTCGCCAGAACCTAGCGATCCGCCAACGCCATCAATACTTTCCAGGGCATCCCAATCGCCGTTCAGCGCCATATCGTCAACATTCAAGCCGCGATTGATGATTAGCCCGTCCAGCTCCTCGCTGTAGAGCATGTTGGTGAGATTGCCTTGGAAGGGCGGCGTTTCTTGATCTTCTCGGTAATCCTGAATCAACAATCGAGGGTGAGGCTCAGGCAGATCAACTAAAACCAGGGTTGCGTTAAGTGATCTCCTGCCGCCATCATCTTCAAACTTGACCAGATAAGTGCCTTCAAGTAATGGCACTTGCTTTTGGGTTTGGTTGCCAGATGCAGCCGGAACAATGGTTTGCGATTCCTCCCAGACGGCGCCACTCAACGCGGTGTTATGGCGAATCAATACTTTGCCGCCCAGCAACACATCAAGATCAGTTGCTCTTGTCCAACTCAGGATTGCACTTGCCGCGTCGATTGCGACCAAGCTCACGCCACTGACATCAGTAGGTAATGCGGTTTTGCCCTGAATTGCAGCGGTCAGTTCACCTGCAACATTCGATGGGGATCGCGTTGCGTTGAGGCTATAAACCCGGATGTAATACGTGCCAGGTTCTGCATCCAGAATTTCATAATCTGGGCGAGGAATATCAATGCTTGACCAGTTACCGTCATTGCGTTTCCACTGGAACCGATACTGACTAACCCCGACAACAGGGCGCCAACTGACAATAACTTTGACAGCAGCGCGACCGTTCAGGTCATACAGAGTTTCTGTTGCTTTTAAGTTTGTCGGCGGATCTGGCTGCAGATCAATGACGGTGACATCGCGTTGCTCCAGTGGGCGGTCACGCTCAACGTAATCGTATTTACTGGCGTTATATGCCAGCGCGTTGATGGTGTACTGAATGCCATCCTTTTCTTCGACACTAAGCACCCGCCAAGTGCTTGCTTCTACGGAGCTATTTTGAAGTAGCCAGACGCTATTGGGGTTTGGCGCGGTGCTAAAGGCAGAGCTGACGGTGATTGTTGCTCCGTTGATGCTCGAAATTGCTTTGCTTTCAACCGTGCCATCTGGCAGGATCACGCTCAAAGTTGCGCCACCAGAAGTTGTAAGGCTGGTATTGGCGGTGTCGTCAACAGTGACGGTCGTTGTTGTAGCCGAAGCAATTCGACCACCACGGCGAACACCAGCACGAACTGATTTCAATGACCTGACCAGGGCGCACCATTACACCAGCTTCAACCGATGCAGTGAAGCTCACCACTTCCGTTTCGTAGCCTTCGGAATACAAAAGCCAATCACCGAGACGTGCCGCCTGACCGCGACTGGTGCAGGCAAAGGCTTTAACCTCAGTTGTAACGACGCCGTATTTGGCGATTGCGTCCTGATCCTCAACGACCTCATAGGCAACGTCTTGGGTATCAAGATCGAGGTAGCTGACGACGGCAACGGTGTGGCGTGTTTTTAGGCTGCTGCCGCTGTAGCTGAATCCTTCCTCGGTGACGTTTGCCAGCGTGAACAGATAGCTCGGATCTGCTGGTTTGTCCTGACTAATTGTCAACGCGCCAGTCGCCCAGTAGGGCATGACGCGCATCGTGCTGCACAGATCGTTGATCAGCTTGTAGGCATCGTCTTGGTTTTGGATCAGCGCGTTGCAGCTAAAGCGGGGTTCCTGTCCACCAAAGCCATCCGGCACCAAAGCAGAGGCGTATTGCGACGCGGAATAGAACGACCATTTATCGAGCTGAGCGGCGGCGATGTGATCACCAAAGCCATAGCGGCTGCTAGTCAGCAAGTCCCACAGAATCCATGCGGGATCCGAAGTCCAGACGGCAGCGCCGAAGGTGCCATCCCATGATCCGGCATATGTAATTCGACCATTGGTCTGATCAACGGTGCCATTGCTCGGGATCTGCACCTTGATGCCACGGACGCGGTAGGTACGTGACGGAATGCTGCTGAACTGCTCAGCATCAAGGCGCATCGCCACCAAGGCGCTGTTGGGATAACGCAGTCGCCCGTAGATGATCTCGGTATAGCTCGACCAATAGATGTCATTGATCAGAGTGCTGTCTGCGCTGTCGGCGGTATTGCGGACCACCCGGATGTCAACGGGAAAGGCGCCAGACAAGTCAATCTTGTAATCGCGCTGATATTGATCCGCCGTGCGACCACTGATCGTGTCGTTGATAACGGTGTTATAGCCGCCGCCGTTGTACTGAACTTGAATACTCAGGCTAACGCTGGTGCCAAGAACATCGCCCTGATCGGTGTAATACTCAAGACGCGGAACCGTGATACTGACTCGAACGGCAGTGATATTTTCGTCGTTAATTGTCCGCGTGACAGGCGTCGGCTGCCTGACTTGAACATTGACGCTGCGTTCATCTTCAATATCACCAAAACCAGAGATATAGCTTTGCGCTTGCGTGCCGAAGCGAGGATTGAATCCAACATCTTGAAAGTTGTAATCAGCAAGCTGAGGATTCGCTGGATTGGCTGAAGACCTCAGAACTTGCGTGCCATTAAGATAAACATCCTTCAGCGCGGCAGTGTTATAGGTTGCAGTGCCCTTGGTGTAAGTCCGCGCGGATGGAAACCCCTCGATTTCACCTTCACCAAGAAGGTCAAGGAAGGTGGCATATTGCTTACTGGCAAGGTTGTCGCGGTCACGAACTGGTGTTCGGCTTGGCGCAACAACTGTTTGAACGATGGTCTGACCGCCACCGCCGCCACCACCGCCACCACCGCCACCAGCGCCACGAATAATTTCGGTCATCCGCTTACCTGCTCCGTGTCGATACCGGCTGAGATCACAATGGATCCAACGATGGTCTCACCATAGATAAGTGGAACCGGCGTGCCTTGGCGCGAGGTGTTTTGAATGCCACTGAAGCTGTAGGACTTCTGAGGATCCAGCTCAGTTTCGCGGCTTGTGGATTGAGGGTTGAATGCATTACCTTGCCCAACCGGAGAAATTCCAGGCGTGGGAGTAAGTAAAGACGCAACACCACCCAAAGCCAAGCTGGCACCAACGCCAACCATCAGGCTTACTGCTAATGCGCCAATGCCCGGAATAAACGACAAGCCAATCAGAGCAACCCCAGCAATGATTCGACCGACGGCACCAGCACCAACGATCACGGGCATGATCTTGATCACCTGCTGACCAGCCGGATCGTGCAGTTCATCTTCTGCAAGGTCATAGCTGCCAACACTGACCCGATAATGCTGGTCGATCATGTGCTGCTCTAGTTGCGGGAAGTTCGCCAGCAGGAAACGAACAGCCTCTGCAGCACTGTCAACTGCCGCCATGAACTTACGGCGACCCAAGAATTTCGCCAGCCGCCCATAAACTCGGATCTCGCGGAGCATGGGTCTTAGCTGCCTCCATCCATCGTACTGAAACTGGGATGACGAAGCACGCGCCCAGTGCATTTTTGTAGCCAGCCGCCGTAGAGATCTCGGCTCGACAACCTGCCGCGAATATGGTGCAGCACCAGTTGATCACCGATATAGACGCCAACGTGGTTCAAGCCGATGCCTTGGATATTCATCAGAATCGCGTCGCCCACTTCGATCGTTTCGTCTTCGCGTAACGGGCGGAATGCTGCTTCCTTCCAGCAGTCGTCGAACATTGGCGCAGCCTCAAATTCTTCAGGTGTCAGCGGGCGCTTCCAGTCCGGTAGATCCAATCCCTGTTCGGCGTACCAATCGCGCACCAGCGTCCAGCAGTCGGTAACGCCCCACGCCCAGGTGCGGCCGATTAACGGCGCTTTGTAGCCTTCAGGCGACAGCTCACCCCAACCGCCAGTTTTTGGGTTGACGATGTACCACTGAAGTCCGCTGGCTTCGCAGGACACGCGATCAGCCTGGCTCGGAATGGGCGGCGTTGATGGGTGGCTATGGACCACGGCGATGACCTCGCCTGCCTCTTCTGCTGCTGCAAAATCCTCTGGATCGAGGATGAATTGATCGGCGCCAGTAGCAAGGTTTTTGCACGCCCAGTAACGGTTTCGCCCCTTGACGACCACCACCAATCCACACGCTTCACGCGGATCCTCAGCCTGTGC